CGCCGCCACCGAAGTCGCCGGCGTTCAGCGTTTGCGCGCCGGTCGCGGCCAGGGTCAAAACGCGCGGGCCTTCTTCGGCGAACTCTTCGAGCTGCACGTTGCAGGTCGCGGTGGCCGCCAATTCCGAACCGACCGCGTAGCCGATGAAATAGCTGTTGATGGCCGGCGCGTTGATGATCTCGGCATTGGCCGCGTCCCACCACAATTTTTGCCCATCGGTGACTGCATCGGATGTATTCTTCGGCAGTTCGAATACGCCTTCCATGGCAACCTCGCCCGCTGCGGCGGCTGCAATCGCGACTAGAGCGATCGCCAATTGCCGGTTGCCGACTACGACCGGATCGCCGCTGGCGACTGCCAAGCCGGTGCCGTTGGTCCAATTGAGCGTGGCGCCCCCTCGAATGTAATTATTTGCCATTGTGATAACCTCAATAAATCTGTAAGAAGTAGGGCGGATCACCGCCCTTACGAATCAACCTGTATCAGCTGGATTAGCTGGCAGCGCCGGGGTTTTTGTATGCACCACGGAAGTCGAGAGCGGCCACGCCGTAATCCAGGCGGACTTTCCACTTAACACCGTCAACCTCGAAACCTTCCTGCATTTCCAGGAACGGCTCTTGATCGCCATTCAGGAACGCGACCTCGATCACCGGGGCGTCCATCGGATCGGCGAACATATACCATTCGTTGCCGGTGATGCGCGGAGTGTCGACGACATCGCGGAACAAGCCGCGAACGACGTTCGGTTTTTGCAGCTTATTGGCGGTGTCAGGATCGTACTGCGCATCATTGATAGTGCGCGCATTGCCGCCCTGGAAAATAGGGCCAACCCAAACCGCAGGACGCAAATCCAGATAATCGTTGTCGCTGATGTCCATTTGCTGGGCCATTGCAACACGGCCAGCCTCAATAGTGGACATCGACACAATCGCGCCAGATCCCGCCAGGTTTCCGTGAGCGCTATCGAACAGCGCCACACCATCGCCCATCAGCGGGTTGCTGGCGAGCAGGGCGTAAACGTCGACTTCGATCGTGCGGCGGGCTGCGCGGCCGAGCATTTGCGACAGACCGATAAACGCCTGCAAATCGTCGTTGATGATGGTCTGCCGGCTGATGTTGATGATATTGCCCTTGGTGGTGGCGGTGATCGATGCTTTTTCGCCGTCTGGGATGCTCTTGTTCTTGAACTCGCCGAGCTCGTTTACCGCATCAATACTGCCGAACGAGCCGGTCCGGTAGCGGCCGTGCGCGCGGAAGTCTGTGACGCTGCCGATCTTGCAGAAGCGGCTCCAGGTATCCGGCGCGGTCGAGTAAGCGGCCTGCAAGGTTTTGTGCATCGCGTTTTCGAGCAGAACCGGGAAGTCGCTGGTTGACTGGGTAAACGCCCGTTTGACCATTTCCAGCTCGGACATGCCGCGATGCGAGACGCCGGCACGCTCAAGGCAGGATTTAGCGATTTCGGTCAGGCGCAGTCCGCGGAACTCGTTCGCGCCGTCCATCTTTTCGAGCCCGGCGCGGGCGCGGATCGCGTTGACGCCGGCTTCGAGGAATTTGTCGCGGGCGTCGGTGGTGACCGAGGCGTCGCTGCGGGAGGTTTCGGAATCGACCTTGGACGACCACTTTTCGAGCATTTGCGCCTTGGCATCTTCCGCAGATACGCCGCGCTCGATAAAGCCGTTGATGGTTGCTTCGTCGGCGCGCGACATCCCGCCAAACTTACGGATTTCGGCGACGCGTTGACGCTCTTTCGCCAGGATTTTCGCCTCATCGACGACATGTTCAGATTTGACCGGATTAGCCGGAGTCTCAGCCCCGCGTTGTTCGGTCTGCTTTTCTTCGACTTGTCCAGCCATTGCATTAACCTCAGTGATGATTACAGGATAGTTTTCGCCTTCGGAGCGCACCTGCGCGCCGGGATCGGCGGGGATGACGACCAGGGAGATTTCCATCGGCTCCCAGTCCACGGCACGTAAAACCTTCAGGTCGCCCTGCCGTTCTTTTTGCTCTTCAAGTTTGTGGATTTTGTAGCCGACGCTGATATTGCGTAGGATGCCGTCCTTAACCTCGTCAAAGACCTTTTGCGCTTCTTCGCGCTTGCTGAATCGGATCGTCGCGCGACCTTCGTTTCCGGAAATCCAGGCGCGATCGACGACGCCGATCACGTTATCAATGCTGTAAGCGCGGTGATCAGGCACTACCGGCGCGCCGTTGTTCAGCCGTTCCAGGCGCACATGCGCAGGATTCATGCTCAGCTCTTCGATCCATTCTTTTTCGGTCCACCAGTCAAACCGGCGCACCTGTGCGCCATTCGACCAGGTCACCTCGACGGTGCGCTGCTCTTCGTTTACCGTTGCCGGCACAAACGCCGCGCGGGTTTGCAGCTTAGGAATCTGCTGGGTTTTGCTTGTTTGTGGCATTGTTGTTAACCGTTTGGGTTTGTCCGGAGGACGCAGTTTTGCGTGGATCCGTGTCTAAAATGATGCCTTTGGCGTCGAGCTTGGCGTTCCATTCAGCAATTTCGTCCAGCTGCTGATCCGGATCGTAACCTTGCTCGCGGATGGCTTCAGGCTGGGTAATCAGTCCGTCGCGAATCGCCTCTTTAATCGCCGGCAGCTCGCGGGCCGGGTCGACGATGGTGCGCGCCGGCGGCGTATGCCGTGCGGAAATGCCGGGAACCCCTGCAAAATCGGAAAACCAGCCGGCCACCCTGTAGCACAGCATCGGGATCAGCATTTGCCATTGCCATGAATCGATGCTGCGGTTGAATTCCTGCCTACCGATACGGGCCGATGAGAAATTCACTTCGGACAGCCGACCAGTCAACGCCTCGAACGTGACGCCGAGTCCTGCGGCCACCGCAAAAAGAACGGAGTCGGTATAAGGACCGTAATCAGCCGCCTCGGGCGGCTTATTGAATTCGACACGGCGATCTGGCTTCAATACATACATTGATCCCGGGGTCAATTCGCTGACGTCTGTTAGTTCGTCGTCTGCGGCTTCTGGGTTTTCGGTATAGATGAATCCCGCAAACAGATTCGCGAGTTTTTGCCGGTTCAGGAACGCATCCTCGAAAATATCGAAATCGCGCAGGCGGATCATCACCGGAGCCAACCAGCTGACGCCGCGCTCTTGTCCGGCGCGATCGATCCGGAAGACATGCGCGACTTCGTAAGCCGGCACTCGCGAATACTGGCCGCTGAAGGTGCCGGCAAACCGGCCTTGGGCGCCGGGGTGCGATTTGTGCAGGTAATAAGCGACGCGGCGGCCGATCGCATCGTATTCGATGCCGCGCTGGATATAGCCGCCGTTCGGCAGCGAGCCGTCGTTGAATTCGTACAGGAAGTCTGGCTCCAGCACTTGCAGCTGGAACGGCACAGGCAGGTTGTCTTCGGGGCGGCGAGTGCGTAGGCGCACCAGGCACTCGCCGTTTTCGACGACAGAGCGCATCACAACCTGCTGAATGCCGTATAAATCGGTCAGGCCGTTGGCGTCGCACTGGGTCGTTTCGGCCCAGGCCTTCCATTTGTCCTGCGCCAGTTTGGCGTTGCGCTTGCTCGGCGCCTGCCATTGCGTGCGGATACCGTAACCGACAACATTGTTGACGATGACAGAAACGCCCCTGGCGGCCCAGGGATTGTTGCGCACCAGGTCGCGGGCGCGGTTGCGGATCAGCGCAGGATTGGCGATCGCCGCGTTCGCGTCGGTCGATGGGGTGTTCCAGTTGCTGGTCCGCGTGGTTCTGCTCGCGGCATCGTAACGGCGGGTATTCAGCTTGATGACGTTGGTCATAAGCCTTTACCGGTCGCGATATTGACGATGCGCCCGCGGCTTCCGGTCGGCGCGTCAACGCCCAGCTCGGCCCGCATCGTATCGCGCAGCTTGAGCATGTCTCCCAGCGACTGATAGGTGACCATGCGATCGTTAAAGCGCACGGTCAGCGCGCCCTGGGCGATTGCGGATTCTAATGCGGTGAGTTGGGATTGGGAGAATGCCATGGGGAGATCATGGCATTAAGGAATGGACAAAATAAGGCAAAAAATGAGAATTTCAGAAATAAATTTTCAGCCTGGCTGCCCGATAATTCGATAGACGGTTTTTATCGATAACCGGTGACGCTTGGCTATGTGCTCCGGTGCCGCACCCGCCCGGTGCAATTCGATAATTTCGCGGTTTCGGGATTCATAGTCGTTACTGGGCAGATATAACCGCTCGCCCCCGAAGCGCTTGATCAGCGCATAAACGATCTCGTTGGCTTGCTGTTCGTCGCCGATCACGCCGCTGACGACCATTTTCATTTCTTTGATCAGGCTCATAATAACTGCGAGTTCCGTTTTGGTTTTTGGAGTTTTTGGGAAGGAGCTACCGAAGCAATGCCGCGCTTTTCACGGGCCGCTTCTATCGAAATTACATTGGAGTTGGTGGACAACGGCGCAGCCCACGTTGGTGGCGATTCCCAGTTGAAGCGCTCGTCGTTCAGTCCGAGCATGCGGCTCAGTGCCAGGAAATACACGTTCAAGTCGAGCGATTCGTTGCGTTCGCGGATTTTTTCCCACTTACCGTTTGCGCCTCTGGTTTCCGCGCGGATCTCGTCGTAGTAGCTGGCATCGAGCCAGTGTGGGAAATGCAGATACAGCCCGCCAGGCATCGAGCGCCGTAGCATTGCATCGACGTTGTCCTTCAAGATGTTCGTGTTCAGCAGGTAAATCGGCACATCTTTCAATTGCCTGCCCTGGCTGTCCCTACCAAACGAGCGGGTAACCGGCGATTTATCATCATTCGAACCGCCTTTCAGCAGCCGAATTTTGTGCTGCAGGCCTTTTTTCTTCATGCGTTTGTAGAACTGGTAGGCAAAATCGGTGGTTTTTCCGTTGCCGCCGGTGTCGATGCCGACCAGATGGATCAGCATTTTGCGACCGTCGTGGGTTTTATAACTGGCATTGACGACCTTGTCTTCGAGCAAATCCCAATCCTCCTTGTAGACGCCAGGCTCGATACGGCGCTTTTTGCCTGCGGTTTCGTTAAATGCAATGTCGAAGCGGTCGACGATCCATTGCTCTTCGCCGACTCCGACCGCATGCACCTCGACTACGAAGCGGCCAGTGTTGCCGTTTTGGATGTCGACGGTCGCGAGCAGGACGCGGGCCTGATCGGGGACATGGTAGCGCTCCAACGGCTCAGCGCGGCTTTGCAGTGCATCTCCGGTTTCCATTTCGGCCAGATGGCGGGGCAGGTAGGCTGCGCCGAAACTGACGTTGATGATTGTCTTGAGGTTTTCTTCGGAGCCTGTGATGTCGTATTCGCGGTGGGCCTTGAGCAGTTTTTCAATCAGGTTTTCCGGGTTTGAATAGGCCGCGAAGGCGCCGGGAAACCAGAACGAGGCGATGCGGCTTTTGATCGGATCGCCGGCCTTCTGGCTGTTTTCAATGCGGACACCTTGTGGAACCCAGATACCGCTGTTGTTCATTGCGCGTTTGTGGCGCGTGTCGATCAGGCAGCCGTTGCGGGTGCAGATGTATTTCACGTCCTGCGGGATACTGGTTTCGGTCACGCCGAACAGGTCGCGCTCATGGTGGAATTTCAGTCCGCGCTCGTCGGCCGGGGGCATGAAATATTCGCCGCATTCTTGACATTGGACATACCATCGCCGCATGTCACCCATGTTGAACAGCGATAGCGCACCGCCACAGGGCGGGGCTTCGTGGGCGTATTTTGGACGGTGGTTCGGGTCGATGATCTCGAAGCCTGGCGAGGTCTCGATCAATGTCATGCCACGGCTCAAAAATTTGGCGGTGCGCTGCTGGCCTAGAGAAAACGGCGAGCCTTCGCCGTCGACGTTTTGCGTCATGCGGTCGTAGTCGGTGATCAACACGTATTTGAGCGGCTTTCCGGAGATTTCATTGATCGACGGCCAGCGCTGGAACAGGATCGAGCCGGACTTGAAAACCTTATCGTAGGTGTTGTCGGATTTGCTGCCGGGGGCCAGTTCTTTTTTCAGCTCAGGGCAATCGCGGAAGGCGCGCTTGATGACCTGTGTGTCGAAGTCGCGCGCGGTTCCCTTGGTGGTCTGCATGATCAGGAAGTCGGACGGATCGCACTTGATGATGTAGGCCATGCCGTTGGTGATCAGCCCCTGAGTTTTGCCCGATTGTGCCGGGCCCACGAAGACGACCGCGTCATAATCTCTGCTGCTCAGGCAGTTCATCGGCTCTATCATGTAGGGCGTCAGGTCTGGGTCCCAAGGGGCCACGCCGCCGCTGGCCGTGCGGACGTTGACATAACGCTTCGAGGCCTCTACCACGCTGATGCGCTCGGGAGGACGGATCATCTTCGCGATATCGCGGCGGATGGATGCGGCGCTCATTCCAACCCCTCGACCAGATTGGCCCATTGTTCGCGCAGGGCGTCTATCTTTTCCTCGACGCTGGTGATGATCTTCGCGTCAAGGCTGAAATCGCGTTCCAGGATGTCAGGCAGCGTTTCGAGCACTTGCAGCCCGGTCTTGGCGATCACCGCCATTTGTTCGCGGGATTGATGGGTATCGACGGCCAAGCCGGATTCGCGCTCAAACTTGATGCGGTCGTTTTCGGACTTGTACCAGTCTGCCCGCTCTTTAGGCGACATGCGGTCAGGGTCATTGGTCACCGCGCCAATCGTGCCCACTGGATTCAAAATAGCCTTGGCCGACTCACCAACACGGTAGACCGGGAACCCACGGCGCTCACCTGCTGGCTTGATTCCTGCATCATGCAGCCGCCGCTGGACGGTTTCCCTAGCGATGCCGAACTCGCGCGCGAGCTGGTTGAGTGACCAACTGAACCAGTCTGTCTGATGCACTACTTCGGCAGCCATACTAAAATTAAAAATCCTTATAAAATAAACAAATACAACAACTTACGGCTAATAAGAAAACATCAGTTGAGACCCATAGAGACCCAAAAATTCAAAAATATCGCGAGCTTTTGTACCCGTATTAGGGATACCTCAGGAAGGACCCAAAATGCTTCGCAAATTTGAGAATATCTTTTTCCCGTCGCTTGCTGTGCTGGCGATTGGTTTAGATTCGGCTTTTTGTGGTGCAATCTCTAAGCCAACCTTGTGTAAATGCGACAGTCCAACATCGGTGATGCGGTACGTGTGCGCCACCTTGCCGGTATGCCTGCACTCACGCCCATCCAGCCGCTCCAGATATCCAAGCAAATGTAGATCATGCGCCCGCTTCGGCGCATTCGCATACTGCTCGTACCGCCAGTCCATCACCTCGACAGCGATCTCCTTAGCCGTACTTCCAGGCATCGACATAAACCCACGCAGCAGCGCATCCTGATCGTGATAGCGCGACCGCGAGCGCGATAACTCCACGATAGAACTTGCCGAAGATCCGCTCATGATGGCATCCTCCCCAAAACTTCCCGCATCCCCATAATCCCCTCCATCGCCGCTTGGCGATTTGCTGGCCGCTGATGCGTGACCGCCTTCGGCTTATCATGCGCATGTGCCGGCCACTCCGGCCAACCCTCGGCAATCAGCCTCTTGTACACCGGCCCGACCAGCCGGAATGCCCGATCCATCGATGCCGTCCGCAGCGCATACATATCCACCTCCAGAGCGATAGCCAAGACCAGCGGATGCCGGTAACGATCCACCAGCGAACCATCACGGCTCGACGCATTCGCCAGCAGCCGAACCGCCGCGGCCAGATCGGGAACATCCGCCCTTGCCGCGCACAAATCCCGAAACTCCGGCAATGTCGGCGGCCACTCCAGCCCAGCTTTCAGCAGCGCATCAAACCCATGCTGCAGATGCTCGCGACTCAGGCCGGACAGCCCTTGCGCCCATGTTTCCGCCGCAGCACTCAACTGCCCAAACTCGTCCACATGCACCCCGTAGGCGCTGACCCATCGATGCCCGTAAATCGCCGACATTTTTTCCCAGATCCGGTTAATCAACCGATCCGACAACCTTCTCGCCGCGTCTTCGCTCGGCGTCCTCGTAACGTCGAGAGGCCTGCTGCACAAGTTCGACGGCTGATAATTTTCGCTGTTGACCAGATTGCTGATGTGCTCCATTGCTCGTTCCTTTCTCGTTTCGTACCCAGTTCCGCCACGTTGCTGACCAGTCCAGTTTTCTGCCCTTCGCCCCCGGCTGCGCGATCCAGTAATCGCGAAACCGGGCAAACACAATATCCGGGTTCAATCCCGGTCGCTCAGTGCGACAAAACTCTCGCCAGTCATCCGGCAGCGCATCGAGCAAAAACCGTTCGCCATTGCGTTCGCCGGATTTTTTGGAAACTCCGTAAGGAGTTTCTTTTCTCTGTTCCCTTGTCTGTTCTTTGCCCCTTACCGAATCGGTAACCGTTTTAGTTACCGAATCGGTAACCGTTACTGATTCGGTAACGGTTACTGAATCAGTAACCGTTTTGCTGCGTGGAATGCTTACCGTATCGGTAACTTTTTCATCAAATTTATCTGGCAACCTAAAATCATAATGGGATGGACTCGAGCGCCCACCGCTTCCTGATTTTTCAAGCCATCCCAGCTCGACAAGATGGGTTGTTGCCGTTGATATTTTGCAAATCGGAAGCCCAGTTCGCTCAGCGATTGCCTCGCGGCGTGGGCAGCATAAATTCGTGGTTTTGTTGCGAAACGATAGGATCGCGCCCAAAACACGCAGATCAGTTTTCGTAAGTCGATCATCAGCAAACACCTCAACTGGCATAATTGAAAAAATATCCACGTCAACCTCCCTGATCAGCGGAACCGGCAACATCTATCGACGAATGCAAAAACCACCCGATAGGAAGCGGCTCCGGCAAAATCCACATGTGCCGCATATTCGCGACATTAACGATGTCGCAGTCCATCGGCAGCACTTCGACTGCGTAGCAAATCCCTCGGCCGATCTGGCGCTTAATCTCCTGCATCTCATCCCAGGTAAGGTTTTCTTCCCATCGCCCGTCCGCGCGCAGCGTCGTGCGATTGATTGACGCCCGCAGCATGCCCCTATCTTCCTGATACACCTGCACTAAGTATTTACGGCTGCACCATACCTCGATCAAATTTCCATCCCTGCGGTTAGGTGGCCATTGCTCAGGAGGGACTCGCTCAAGAACAAGCGGACGTCTGGCGTTATCGCGCAGCATTTGCTGTCTTATTTTTTTTGATACCGCATGCATCACTTGCCCCCAATCCGCATCGCGCACGAAATCCGCCCATCCGCCAACCGGCTCGGATGGAACATATTCGTAAAATGAAATTTATGCGTGTTGGCGCGATCGCATCCCACGCGAATAGGGCAGGAATGATTCCCGCACCCCGTATAATTCGTCGGCTTTCTATGCTTATTCCACATGGAAAACCGTTATAAAATGCCGGACGCAGACAGCGCCACAACCCGGAAAGCCTCCAGGCTCAAGTCGCTGTTGTAGATGATTACATCGTCCGCAATAAACCCTATTCCCGCCTCGGATGCATGCGCATCGGAAACCCCCGTTTTTCTCTCGATATGGATAATCTTGCCGCCCAACTCCCGTATCAGCGCTGCTTCATTCTCGAACCGAACATCCTCGATCACGACCGGATAGCCGGCATTATTAAGATCCAAAATGCGGCGCCGTGCCGCCTTTACCCAAACATCAGGATGAATCAGCTTACGCCCCCAATCCGTGCCCAGCGTTTGCAGCAAATGCCGCATGCTCACATCGAGATCCGGCATCATCTCTTCCTTGTGCGCCTCGAAATAATCGATCTGCGCCGGCTTCAGTCCCATGCCCAGCAGCAACGGCAGTACCATTTGCTTCATCGGCTCCGCGAACGATGTTCGGACAAACCCGCGGGCTACCAAAAACCCGGCCGCCGTCGACTTGCCTACCCGCTTCTTTCCCGCCAGGCCAATGATCATGCTGCCACCCGGTAAAAGCAGCAGGGCGTGTGCAGCATCTCGTTCATGCGCACCCAGTACAGCGCCTGCTCATCTGTGGCGATTTTCTGCATCAACCTATCCAGCTTTACCTGATTCCTGTCGATGCGCGCCAAATCCTTATCGACATTCGCGCGATCATTTGCAATGGAAACATCCAGCAGCAGCGCATCGCTCCGCAGGGTTTTCAACCGGCACGACAACACAACCTCATCGATCGACATCACGCCCACCCCTCAAACGTCTCTAAAAAATTCTCATACCAGCGCTTCATGCCAGCCAGCAGTTCATACAGCAGGCTGACCGGGATATACACGCAAAGCAGCGCGAAAAAACCCGTAATGATCGCCACATAAAACAGATACAGCGTCAACAGCTCTAAAATGCGCATGGCCTACCTGCAATTGCTTTCGAATGCCAGCAGCGACTTATCACGCAGCTCAGTCGTGACGACATAATCGACAACCCAATCCTGCCTCTGATCTTCCGTGCGCTTGGCCAGCTTCGGATCTTGCTGATCCATCCAATACCGGGCGGAATAAAACCGCTGATAGTCTTCATACGAGCCGCTGCACAAATTGCGCTGATACTCCGCATACAGAGGATCGGTTGGATCTAGCGCATTAAACCGCGGCTCGCCCGCTTGAACTTGACAGGCCGCCAAAGCCAGCAAAACAAATAACTTTTTCATCGCACCCTCACTGTATAAAAAATTAACCGCGACCTTACTTGCTGATCGCTTCCTCGATCGCGAATTTCGCAAACAACTGCCCGAGGGCCTTGTTCGCGATGATCGCCTTCATCGCCGCCAATACCGCAATGGCCTCGTCAATCTCGCGCACCGCCTCGCGGCCGGTTGCCTTATCGGCCGAGATCGTCCCGCCATCAAACATCCTGGAAATGGCGATGATCGCCTCGCCCGTTTCCTTGGCGATCTGCCCCAGGCAGACGCCGTCATCGGACAGATTGCCCGCCGGCATCGGGATAGCCATCATGCCCTGGCGGGCCGAC